ACCACCTTCACTTACAGCATCTTTTAAAGCCCCGCCAAGCTTGAAAAATGGTTGTAATGCAGTAGCAGCTAATCCAAGAGCCCCACCAAGTGCAATTACGCCACCGACAGCAACAAGGATTGTAGACGCCCATCCTCCCGTTTTCTGGTCCAACCAATTGAATTTATCAAGTATCTGAGCGACAATCGGCAAAATACGTGATCCAAGCAATGTTAAGGTTTCCTCGATCCTTCCTTTCGCTTCTTCAAGTTTCAGTTTTGCTGTGTCAAGTTGACTTAGCCCTTTATACCCCTCAGCTTTCAAAGCGGCGTCTAAGGCCTTTATTCTTTCTTCTACTGTTGCTTGATCCTTCAATTTGTCAATCTGGTTTTTTATGATGCTGTCTCTCTCTAACTGTGCAGTATTACCCGTATTGATGTATTCTATCAAGTCCATTTGCGTTTCAATAGCACTTTTTCCCATCATCGTTGATGCCGCAAAATAATCGCTCGCTGCTTGGCCTAAAAGCCTTAATGAGGCTGTTGAGATGTTTGTTTGCCTTGCAACCGCACCACTAAGTAGTTGATTAATAAAGCTCGATGGGGCGGGGCTTTTCATGTTAATCTCACTTATCACGTTTTGATATTCTTGAGCTGCTTTCGCACCTACCTTTGTTGTCATCCATACTTTCATCATTTCTCTGTCCATCGCTCCACCCATCGCTACGCTTGCCATTTGCATAGCACCGAAAGATCCGATCACCCCACCGATTATGCCCTCCAAGCCGCTGAATGCATCGGCAAGGGATGATATTCCTCTGCGTATTGTTGAAATAGCTGATTGTCCTGCTGCTCTCATGCGTGAGAATGCTGATTGTGCTATTGATGACAGTTTATTGAAAGCAGAAGTCCCTGTTGAGGCTGTTGAGTTCATTTCAGCCCGTATTGTGTTCAGTGATTTCCCTGCATTTGTTATTTTTGATCCTGTGTTTGTTGCACTTGCCCCTATTGTATTGAATGCCTGTGAACCCACAGATCCAAGATTAGAGGCTGTGCGGCTGGTTGTTGTTATTGTGTTTTGTAGTCGTTTTGTGCTGTTTTCTGATTTTTGTATGCTTGTTGAAGCTTTGTTCATGCTTGATTGCAGCGCATTCCCTGCGGATTGGCTGGATTTTGTCAAATTCCTTATCTGTGATTCTGTTTGTTTCACAGACCCTGTTACCTTATTCATTACCCTTGATGCTTGATCTACAGCCTTTAAAATGATTTGTACGTTCACAGGCATTCTTAAATCACCCATCCACCACGTTACATTCAATATTTCCTATTACGGTTCATTTCATCTTCCATTGCCTTGTTACGCTCCTCATGAAGCCTCGCATAACCTTTTAATAGGAATGCTTCTTGTAATGGCGTTAAGGAAGCTTGTGAAGGCGCTATCTTGTATCCAAGTTCATCTAAAACAATTATTGCTTTGCCTTCATCACTTCTCACGAAATCGATCTAATTCTGCTTCTTCTATCTGTATTCCGCTTATCTCCCTCACATGTTCAAAGATTTCATCAACAACGCCCGGTAATAGTTGTTCTACTTCATTTTCACTCCATTCTTCCCCGTCCACGGTCATTGCCAATGATACTGCTTTAACTTTGGCCTTGAATGATGCTATTGTCTGTTTTGCCAAATCTATGCTCATTGTACCATCCGTTTGTCTTAAGCTGCCTACGTTGAGCTTTACTTGGCCTATGCCTTTTTGTTCTTCAACTACGATTTCTTGCCATTCTGCGCTCGTTAATGGTCTTATTTTCACTTCTCCTTCAAGGGATTCAATATATACTGTTTCTACTTTCTCCACGCCTTTTAATATTGTTTCTTTGTTTAGTATTCCCATTTTAACACCTGTTTCATCCTTTTGTTCAAATAAAAAATTAAGGGGATAAACGATGCTTATGAGCCTTCTAATGCGCTTATACGGGTTTCATGAGCATCCAATGTGCTTTCTACTGATTGTAATGTCGTGTTTATCGTGTCAATTGAATCAGATATTGATTCAAGAGTATCCTGTATCTCTGTGAGTGTATTATTAATATTTGCATCCTGAGTTTCAAGGTCTGTCACGGCTTTCACAAGATTCACGATGAAAGTCCAAATATTTCTAAGATTGAGGCGCATGGCCCCATCAACATGTAGAAATCCATTATTTTTCGTAATAGTCTTCTCAGAATCCCTTAAATTCTTCTTAGCAGTTCGGGGATTGCTTATAAGGTCTTTTAGCATTATATTTCACCTCCATAAAATTAAATAAATGTGGTTCTAACAGTCATCAAGCAGATATGTTAGTCATATGGTTTTTAAGTTTCACATAACAGTCTGTTTCAACAGTAGTATTATTCTGTAATGTAATTTCACTTCTCTGTAATCCTGTCATCTTGAATTTCAAGTCAATAACATCTGTACCCTTGATCCCATAATCAACCTCAAGTGTAGCACTTGGCATTTTAATAGTTAATTCATTTCCACTGTCGTCCAGTGGATTCACGGTTACTTCAGCTGATACTTCGCCAACGGTGTACCCGGGGCTGGTTGCAGTAGCATCCCCAAACTCTGCTTTCTTTATTATACTATTCCACTGGTCGTTCAGGACTGCGGTGTCTAATTCAAGTGTGACAGTCCTTGATTGGGCTGGAGGCTGGATCTGCATGAACCTTGACCCTAAACCAAACGCAAGATCCTTCTTTATCTCATTCTCCACTTCTATTGTAAGGTTTTGGGCAGGGGCTGGTAGGTCACTGCCGTCAATCTTAACGGTAGTTTCATAGAACGCTAATGGCGTATCCTTGAACCCTGTTGGTTTGCTTGGCTCTGGGGGAAGTGTAGTTACCTCGGATGCACTTTTAGCAATTCCTTTACCGGTGAATGTGATAAGCTCCTTCTTCATGTCAATCTTCAAGTTATTGATAATAGTTCCAACATATTTTCTTTTGAATTCATCAAATGCTGCGAAGAATGTGAATGAAGGCAGTAATCTTGTGTTCCCACCCCAAAACTCATGAATATTGGGTTGGCCGCTTTCCCCGGCTGTATATGCATAATCTCCGAAAACACCATACAGGAAGTGTCCAAGCCGTTCAAGGTCTGCGAAACCCTCAAAATCTAAACTTTGACTATATTCACCGGGCCTTACAATTTTAGGGGCTCTTGCACTTAGTGTTTCACGTGTAAGGTTTTCTCCTTCAATTTTTGGGTTGAAGCTGGATAGTTCTGCATAAAAACTTACAGTTGATTCCCCTACCCCAAATGATGCTTCTTTTTTTAATCCAACCTTTCTTTCTGCCATTATTATCACCTCAAAATAATCTTTTTTTTTATGGTTTTGATCTTATTAGGAAAGTTATCTGCCCTGATGTGATGAAAAGATTCTTTTCTGTGATGTTATCACCAATATAATCCACTCTCATAAGCCTAATGTGTTGAATGTAAGCCCTTGTACTTGTATCTGTCCTTAAACCATCTCTAATAGTCTTGAAAGCCTCTGTAACAAGTTTGGGCCCACTCATAGGATCTTTAAGAATCTTAGAAGGCTTATTCAATGATAAAATGTTCACATTATAACGATACAAATCCATATGCATTTGATCTTCCTCAAAAACAAGATTATCCGGTATCACCCACAAAATTGGGAGATTCTTAAGCTTAGATTTAGTTAAAGGGCCTACAAGAACCTTTTTAATCTCAAGTTTACTATCCTCAAGAACATCAACAATTTTATCGATGATATTATCAACAATATCATAAATTTCATCCAAGCTTTACACCCCTTTTATCTTAATAATCTGTTTGCTACAAGTTGATATATTCTATCAGCATCTTTCATAAGATCCTTTTCAGCCCTTTCAGTCATCTTAAATGGTTTTATACCAGAAACCCGCCTTGCAAAAATACACTTTTTACCCTTTTCACAGGGAGACCCATCCAAAGTCCAAGCCAAAACTTTAGCCTTTACAGGTGTAATATATCTTCTGCTAGGCCCGCGGATACCTGTTCCTTTGTCAAGATATTCAAAATAATACTTTGGTGAAGCCCTATAAGTTAAATCCCCTGTTTTCTTGAATGCTATGCTTGATCTGAGACCTCCACCACCCCCACCCCCACTTCTGGCGGGGGTATAACCTATAAGTTGTTGTTCATAGAATCTTACAGCTTTTTCAGTACCTTCTTGTAGAAATTTCTCAAATTTTTCAATCAGTATCTGTTTAAATTTTTCAAGATCCTTTATATCGATCTCAATCTTAACCAAACTTATCAACTCTCATTATATGTCGGATCAAATTGGATTGTGATGTTAATGTATGGTCTGAGGTCTTCTTTCAAGTCATCTGTAAAAACCCTACTATCTAAAAGCTTATTTGAGTATTCCCCAGCCCGTAACAAGTCAATATCTTGTCTTGCCACTGCCTGAGCTATTATATTAGCAGATAAGCGTAAACAAACATTCTTAACCGCAGCAGGCGGATTATCATCAAAAGTGTAATTGCAATAATCTTCTATCATAGAACTTGCCATGCTAATGACTTCTTCAAGGAATGCGTTTAGATCATCTTCATCTTCAAAATCAAAAGTTTCTAAGTTAACTCCAGTAAAAATTTTTAAACGGTCTGTTTCTATCATCTTCCACTCCCACCACTAAAAAAAAAAATTAAAAAAGAAGGGTTGTTTTTAGCTGTTACTCCATAGATCACCAGCATCTTCCTTATCAGCGGCTGGTAAGGCTACTACTACTGCTTCTGGAACTTCTACGCCGGCTGCGGGTTCTACTTGCACAACAAAGTCGGTTCTTGCTGCTTTAGCTTCCCTGTCTACTTCAAGTTTAATTTCCTCAAACAAGCCAAATATTAGGTTATTTGGCTGAGCAAGGATAACAGGCTTGGAAAATGCTTGCAATATGCTATCTCCACTTGTGAATTCCTGATTTAAGACTGGAGCATGCTTAACTGGAACACCCTTGTATGGTGGCAGCTCACCGCTTATAATAGCCGCATCACCCACAGCAGTGTCCCTACCACGAAGTGAATCCCTGTATGCATCAGCAACATCATATGGTACAAAGAATTTGAAATCAGCTGGATTTGTTAGGTATGCTTGTGGAACGGCGGATAACATTTTATCAAATAGTTTAGTTACATTATTTGCATCTATCTCTGGATCAAAGTCTGGCTGTTGGCTGCTTGCACTGTTAACACCATATAAAACATTCGCATCTGTATTACCTGCTCCTGCTGATCCGTTTGCTTTAACGGCGTATCTTATGATTCCTTCACCACCAAGCAGAATGTCCCCGGTGGTATCTGAGGTTTTAGTTCTTGAAAAGACCACATAATCTTCAATGTCACGCCTTGTAGCCTGCACAAGAAGATCATTAAGTGTTCTTGTGAAATCTCCCCTTTGCAGGTTTCTCCTAAGGGCTGGATCATAGATTGGTATATAACCTATCAGAGGTTGTGCTGTTACTGTTATCTGTTTAAAGGTTAGGCTACTGTCTGTTGCAGCAGTACCCTCTGATAACCTCTTTAAAACCCTATCAGGGGCTATAACCATATCAATTAGTTCCACATTAGATTCCATGCTTTGAAATCTTATATCAGATAGTATAGATTCAGGCCTCATTAGACCTTTCACATATTCTGCATACCGTTGAGGATTTAAGACCGTTGGCCCAAGATCCTCAGTGGTTATTTCTTTCATTGCTATTTCAAGTTCTTTTTCTATATCCATTATCATCACCACCACAAACTTTTTTTTAGAGTTTTTTTATATAGAAAAAAATAAGAGGATATTAGTTTATTTTTCTTCCAAGGGCATCCCTGCCAAGTATTTCGTATATGCTCTTTTTTGTGTTTGTTGTTTGATCTGGGGGTAGTGCTTTCCTTCCAGGGGGTTTGCTGGGTTTTATGGTTTCTTGTTTTGGTTCTGGTTTTGGTTCTT